GACGAATTGCTTATGGAATCGGTTCATCGCGTTGGGTTCAATATCGACAAAGATGAACTTGTGAAAGCACTCAACTATGACCGCGACCAGTACGAAAAAGGATATGCAGATGGCATACGGGCAAGGGATTCCGAAATCGTGAGGTGTCGGGACTGCAAGCACAGACCTACAGGAACAGGAGCAAATCACGATTTGGAGTTTCCAGATGACGAATGTCCTTGTCAATGCGAGGATTATTGGTATTCGTGGATGCCGCCAGATGATTGGTTTTGCCCAAATGGGGAAAGGAGAGAGGATGGTTAATTTCATGATCGGATATGTTCTCGGCGTTTTAGCCGGTGCATTCTTCGGCCTGATCATCACGGCCGTCTGCGTGGCCGCATCTGACCGCGACAAAAGGAAGGATCAAAATGACAGCTAAAGAATACCTGTCGCAAGCGGCGACCTTAAAGCGCCGCATCAAGCAAATCGAGGACCGCATCGAGGAGCTCCGGACAGAAGCCTCTTCCCCGAAGGCGATCCGCTACGACAAGGACATGATTCAGTCCTCGCCTTCCGGGGATGCTCTGGCCAACTACATGATCCGGCTCGACCATGAAGAACGGAAGCTGATCCGGCTGAAGGAACAGTATCTCGACATTCACGAAGAGATCAGGAACCGCATCCTTTTAGTAAGGCCGGATCTGTATGCAGATGTTCTCTACATGCGTTACCTCGAAGGCAAGTCCTTGGTAGACATCTCGGAAGAGTTACTCTATTCATACATCTACGTCTGCAAGCTCCACGGGCGTGCGCTCTTAGAGTTTGCCAGGAAGAATCCGGAGATATGCTGAAGTGTATATGGAAGTATATATTCACTCGTGCTATAATGGTACCGTCAAAAAAAGCACTCAGTGAATTAGACCTCCTGAAGCTAAGACATCGGCCCAGAGCATCCTATTCCTCTGGGCCTTTCATATGGGGTGACGACATGGCACGAGACTTTGCAAAATCATTCTATGATTCATCCGAGTGGAGGGATGTGCGTGCATACGTTCTCATGCGAGACGCCTACCTGTGCCGGCACTGCGGAGCACCGGCGACAGAGGTGCACCACATCATTCACTTGTCACCGGCTAACATCTATGATCCTGCCATTGCATTGAACCCAGACAATCTGGTCTCTCTTTGCAAGGAGTGCCACTTCGCGCAGCATCGTGGAGAACATGGGCGAGGAAGAATATGGGAAGAGCAATACGAATATTGTTTCGACGAGAACGGATTCTTGCAGAAAAAATAATCCCCCCCGTATTCAAATAATTTCAAAAATCTCCATCCCCCGTTGGCCGCCCCCTTAATTTTTACGAGTGAGACTTATTTGGCCTCCTTTTCAAGGAGTTGCCTGAAGATAGCCGGAGGAACCTAAAGATATGGCGAGATCGAAAAAGAAATATGAGCTGGAGGAGATAATCCCACTGTTGTCAGAGGATTCTCTGAAGGTGGCCTCCGGAATGATTGAAGACGCGCTGTTTATGCAAGAGCAGCTGACGGAGCTGAGGGCCAGGATCAAGAATGAAGGGGTTTCCGAGCAGTACCAGTACGGCAGCAAACAGACTGCGGCCATGACGACGTACCTCCAGATCCAAAAGCAATATGGCGTTATCATAAGGTTTCTGGCCGATCTGCTCCCGAAGACCGATAAGACCGCCGCATCGGCGAATCTGCTTGACTGGGTGAATTCGCATTGATCGAATTTGAACAGTATTTCGGGAAAATTGTAGATGGCAAGATCGTCGCTTGCGATAAAATGCGGCGGATCAGCGAGATCTTGCTGGAGAGATACCTGGCGCCGGATGAATTCCACTTCGATCATGCGATTGCAAAGAGGCATACGGATTTTATCGAGACATTCTGCAAGCTGCCTTCCGGTCGGATCGGGGAGCCGCTGCGATTGGAGCTATTCCAGAAGGCCAGGCTTCAGGCACTGTTCGGATTTGTTGATGATAACGACTGCCGGCAATACAACGAGTGCTTGATCATCGAGGGCCGGAAGAATGGGAAGACCACGGAGACCGCAGCGGTTGAGGTGGACCTGCTTGTTAATGACAAGGAGGGCTCGCCGCAGATCTACAACATCGCGACGATGCTTGACCAGGCAAAGCTGGGGTTCAATGCCGCGGTTAAAATGGTGAAGCAGTCGCCGATCCTGGCGAACAACATCAAGAAGAGGGCGGCGGACCTGTACTTTTCCGGGAATTTCGGATTCATCCGGGCGCTTGCGTCAAACACGAACAGTCTTGACGGCCTGGACGTCCATGCAGCGGTCATTGATGAGCTCGCGGCGATAAAAAACAGAGATCTATATGATTTGATTAAACAGGCAATGGGAGCCAGACGGCAACCGTTGCTTTTTTGTATAACGACGAACGGGTTTGTCCGGGACAGCATCTTCGATGCTCAGTATGAATATGCGACCCATGTCCTCGACGGATCAGTGAAGGACCAGCGCTTCCTTCCGTTCATTTACGAGATCGACAAGCCGGAAGAGTGGGATGACGAATCGTGCTGGATTAAAGCAAATCCGGGGCTTGGTACTGTTAAAAGCCGGGATTACCTCCGCCAGATGGTCCAAAAAGCAAAAGATGATCCTTCCTTCAAGCCGACTGTCCTCGTAAAAGACTTCAATCTGAAGCAGAACGAGACGACAGCATGGCTCCGGTTCGAGGATCTCGTTAATGAGTCGGTCGTTCCGGACAATTACCTCGATCATTCCTATGCAATCGGCGGATGCGATCTGTCAGCGACGACAGACCTGACGTGCGCCACCCTCCTGATCCGGAAACCAGATGACCTGAACGTGTACGTCCTTCAGCATTACTTCATTCCGCAGTCGAAGATTGACGAAGTGGACAAAACTCAGCGAAAGGAGGCCCCGTACAGACTTTGGGCGGACCAAGGCTGGTTGACTATTTCGGAAGGCGCTCAGGTCAACTATTCCCAGGTGACAGCATGGTTCGTTAAGAATGTCCAGGAGCGCGATATTCGGCCTTTGTGGATTTGTTATGATCGGGCGCTGTCTGGTTACTGGGTTCCGGAGATGGAGGAATACGGCTTCGACATGGAAAAGACGGCCCAGGGCCCGTTTACCTGGTCTCAGCCGATGAAAGAAATGGGTGCGGCGTTCTCGGAGCATAAGGTTGTTTATCAAAACAATCCGATTCTGCGGTGGTGCCTGGCGAATACGGCCGTCAAGGCGCTGAACAAAGACGGGATTGAGACGATCCAGCCGGTGAAGATCCAGCAGGGGCGGCGAATTGACGGAACGGTCTCGCTCCTGAACGCGTGGGTCGGGTATGTGAAACATTTCGACGAGTTAATGCCGTATGTGAGGTGAGAGAATGGGCTTTTTAGATTTTTTCAAAAGAATAAAGCTCGGCAAAACGCAGACATGGCAGGAGCTCGGAGAGTACAATGCTTTCTTCATGCCGTTCGGTTCGAATCTGTACAATTCAGAGATCGTCCGGTCGTGCATCAGGCCGCTTGCGGAATTCACCAGCAAGGCCGAAGCCAAGTGCTCTGACAAACAGATCGAGAAAATTCTGAACAACAGGCCGAATATGTATATGAGCGGCAGGGATTTCCTGTACAAGATCCGCGTCAAGCTCGAGTTGACAAACACGGTTTTTATTTACATCCAGAGAGATGACCGTCTTCGGCCGATCGGGTTCTATCCGGTCCCGTGCGATTCGTTCGAGGCTCTGGAATACAACGGCAATCTGTTTATTAAATTCTCGTTCAGCAGCGGCAGGCCGACTATCACGCTGCCGTGGAATGATCTGGCGGTCCTCCGGAAGGATTACAACAGAAGCGACATCGCCGGCGACCGGAACAACGCGATCCTTGATAGCCTGGAGCTGATCAACACGACGAACCAGGGGCTTTCGAATGCAATCAAGGCGACGGCAAACCTCCGCGGAATTCTGAAGTCCACCAAGTCTATGCTGAGTCCTGAAGCGATCAAACAGCAGAAGGAACAGTTCGTTAAAGATTACTTAAACCTCGAGAATGAAGGTGGAATCGCTTCGCTGGATGCGACGCAGGAGTTCACGCCGATCTCAATGAGCCCGGTGGTCGCAAATGCCGACCAGATGAAAGAACTCCGAGAAGCTGTTTATCGTTATTTCGGCGTCAATGATGACATCGTGATGGCGAACATGGACAGCTCAAAGATTGAAGCCTTCTACGAGCTTCGAATTGAACCGTTCCTTGTGATGCTCAGCCGGGAGCTGACGAGTAAGATTTACAGCAACCGGGCCCAGGCATATGACAACTGGATCGTCTATGAGGCGAACAAGCTGCAATTCGTCAGCCTGGACAAAAAGATCACGCTGTTCAAGGAGGTCGTCCTATACGGTGGCATGACGATCAATGAGTGGAGACTTGGGTGCAACATGGCCCCGATGGAAGGCGGCGACACCCCGATCATGCGGCTTGATGCAGCTCCGGTTGATGAACCGAAAGAAGATCCAGGACCGGAAGAGGAAGGAGAAGAAAATGCAGAATAAAGAGATCAGAATGTTTGATTTTGAGATGAGAGCGGAACAGAACGAAGAGCACGGTCACTTTGTTACCGGCCGGCCGATCGTCTTCGAGTCCGAAACCGATCTCGGATTTTATCGCGAGAAGATTTCCCGGAATGCGCTGGAGAACACAGACCTGCGCGATGTCCGGTTCCTGGTGAATCATGATACATCCATGATTCCTCTCGCAAGAAGCCGCAACAATAACGAGAACAGCACGATGCAGCTTTCTGTTAATGATGACGGCATGGACATCCGTGTGGACCTTGATGTGGACAACAACACGGAAGCAAAGAATCTTTACTCAGCGATCAACAGGGGAGACGTGACCGGAATGTCTTTCATGTTTATCACTGACAAAGATAGCTGGGAAGATTTAGACACGGACCATCCGGTCAGAACGATCGAGAGCATAACGAAAGTGTTCGAGGTCTCAGCCGTGACTTTCCCGGCATACGAGCAGACAAGCATTGAAGCGGCGAGCGCAGACAAAACACTGGAGAGTGCAAAGTCAACACTGGAGAGTGCACGCAAGGCCCGGAGAATTGCTGAAGCCCGTGAAAAAATCCTGAATACTTTGAAAGGGGGTTCTGATCATGATCAGTGAGATGAATCTTGAAGAAATCGAGGTCAGAAGCCTCGAAATCAAAAACGAACTCGAAACAGCGACCGAAGAGAGGCTGGTGGAGCTTCAGGCCGAGGCTGACGAAATCGCAGCTCGGAAGGCGGAGCTGATCGAGGCAGAAAAAAGGGCGAAGGAAGCAGAAGCGCTGAATTCTGGCGAAGCTGTTCCGGATGCCATTATCGAAAATGAACAGATGGAGGAAAAATCAATGTTTGGAAAAGAAACCAAAGAATACCGCGACGCATTCATCGCGAACCTTTTTGACCAGGCTACTCCTGAGCAGAGAGCGATCCTGGCTGACAACACCAACTATGGCGACGGCATCGCCCTCCCGGTAGAGCTGGACACCGCGATCTGGGATCAGGTCACGACCGCTCATCCGATTCTCGCTGATGTTGCGACGATCCGCTCCGGCATCGCGATTAAAGTCACCAAGTCCACTCCGGCGGCAGTGACCAAGAAGATGGACAGTGCTACGTCTACTGAGCAGACCTTCACGAACTTAGAAGTCGTGCTGGTTGGTGCGGACTATCACACCTATGTGACTCTGTCCTATGCGGAAGCTAAGATGTCCCAGGGCGCTGTAGAGAAGTTCCTTGTCAAGGAAATCGCAGACGCACTTGGCGAGGCTCTTGCGAAGGATGTCTTCGCCCGTGTCCTTTCTGATGCCGGCAACACGCAGAAAGTCACTCCGGTATCCGGATCGACTCTGTTCGAGAACGTAAAGCTGGCTCTGGCGCTTGCGACTCAGGCATCCCGTCCTGTGATCTATGCTCCGGCATCTCAGTATTATGAAATCATCGGCTCGATCTACCAGGGATCGCCGTTCAACATGGGCAACCAGCTCGGATGCGAAGTCAAGCTCGACAACGCTGCCACCAAGGTCACTGTCCTTGATCCGAACATGTTCGTCCTGAATGTGATCCAGGATACCATGATCGAATCGCAGCGTGACACGAAGAATGCTTGCTTCGTGATCGGCGGCTATATGAGGGCCGAAGGCTGCCTGCGGAAGGTAAAGGCTGCGGCGTATATTAACTGATTCAATCCGGTTGGGAGAGGGCTTCGGCCTTCTCCTACCTGATGTGGAGAAAGAGGTGAGTCATGGCAGAGACAACATTAAGCCAGGTGAAACGTGCTCTCCGGATTTCTCATAATCTGCTTGATGCTGACATTGAAGGCGCGATCCAGGAAGCGAAGGACGAGCTGGCTCGTTCCGGAGTTGATCCGGGAGTGATCGTGGAGGGCGGATCTCTTATTCAGAGAGCTGTTATCACTTACTGTCAGGTGATTTTCGGAAATGATAAGACGATGATGGAAGGCTACCAGCATTCGTTCGAGTATCAGCAGGATAATCTGAGAAAAACATATCCGGCGACAGAGGAGTGATGCCGATGTACAACGAAGCGATCACTCTGGTAGCCGAAACGCAGGCTGCCGACGAATATGGATATATGCGAACGATCACAACGAGCCGAACAGTCTTTGCAAAGCTGATGTCTATCGGGATGACTGAGTTCTATCAGGCTCAAGCGGTTGGAGTGAAGCCGGAAATTAAGTTTGTGATTCCGGACTATCTTGAATACCAGGGCGAAGAAAAGATCCTTTATGCTCCATATCAAGGCTCGGAGGAAGAATATCGCATCCTGCGGACATATCGCAACGGAAACGAGCTCGAGATCACATGCTATCGGGGGAATGAGGAATGAGCACACCAAAGAGCCAAACAAAAGTCCTCGTGAAGAACGGCAAGACGGAAGTGACTTATGAGAGCAACTTCGACGCTGCCGGCTATTACATCCACGAGCTCAATCGTGCGGCTCTTCGGGATGTCGGGAAATATGTGGCGAAGCTGTTCCGGACGGCATATTATCAGCATTTCGGGAGACATACCGGGAACGCCGGCAAGGCGACGAAGTACAAAGTAATCGCAAGCCCGACGACGACGGCCCCGAGGATGCAGATTGGTTTAAGGCCTCCGGGCGGAAAAGGTTTCTATTCTTATTTCCAGGAATTAGGAGCCAGCAACGTACCGAAGCTCGGCCTATTGACTCATGCTGTCCAGGATAACGTGGCAGAGATTGTCAAGATTGAGTCCACTTACCTGAGTGGCTTATCAGACGAGGCGGCCCGGCTCGAAGCTCTTGTCAACGAGAACGATTACGAAGGAGACGCGGATGATTAACGACTTGAACAGGCTGATCACGCGACGCCTGAACGACATCAAAACAGAATACGGCATCAAGGAGATCAGCTTCCAGACCGCGAGAAAAGATGCCGAATATCCGCATCTTGTTTTTTCGTTTTCCGGGATCACGCCGGCCGACATGGGCAGACAGGATTTCATGGTAGACGTGGATGTGTGGTCGAAGGACCCGTTTGAAGTATTCCAGATCATGGATGCTGTCAAGAATGTCTTCGCCTTCCGGAACGATCCGCAGGAAGAGATCCTCCCGACGTTCTACGAGATGTCGAGTGGAACAGTTGATGATCCTGACCGGACACTCGTCCATGGGATTGTCCGACTCGAATGTCAGGTTTATGAAGCTGGCGCAACTGATGCCAGCATTCTAAGAAAGGAGTAAATTAATGGCAATCACGATCAAAGGAACCGGGATCGTTGCCGCGACTGACTTTAAGGATGTCGTTTTCACCGGCAAGACCAAAGGTGGAAAGTCCGTGGTGATCACGCTGAAAGATGCGATCAACAAGGACAACATCGACTGGTCGATGGTGGAAAAGGATGACACTGTGGCGGCGCTGACTTTCACTGGTACTTATAGCAATACGGATCATATGGTCAGTGATGCTGCGGATTATGAAGAGCCTTGGTCGATTCAGTACACTGGAGCCGCTGCGGACGATGCTTCTGACAGCATCCTGCTCGGCGCTGGCGTCGTCTCGATCGGCGGCGTAGACGTGGCGCTGACAAGAGGCGGTTCGAAGTTCACCGTAGAGCGCGAATTCCGCGACATCAACGCTGACGGCGACCGCGGCACGGTCAAGGGACGTGTTGTGATGGATGCTGCGAACGCGACGCTGACGGTCAATGCGCTGACGTTCCTGACGAACATGGCAGCGGCATATTCGGCGATCAACGTGACTTCGGCGTAACGAAACAAAAAAATCAATACTGGAGGGCAGGACATCAGCTTCGGCGGTGATCCTGTCCTTTTTTTGCTTTCAGGAGGTTAATGATGAGACAGTTAAAATCGACAGATCTTTTCGCGGCTCTTCGTGTCGTGAAAGAGATCGGAGTTAAAGACGAAATGAAGCAGTTTGCTCAGGCAGTCGCGGAAGGCCGCATGAGCGCGAAAACACAGCGAGAAATGGGGGCCGAGCTGATCTTTGGATTGTTGGCCAACTGCGGCTCAGAAGGCGCGGAAAAGGCCTTTTTCAGCTTCCTCAGCGGTCCGCTGGAGAAGCCGGTGGCCGAACTCAGAGACATGGATCTCGATGTATTTGCGGACACTATTAAGGAATTTGTTGCCTCGATCGACCTGGAGCACTGGCGCGGTTTTTTCTCCTCGCTTGCGGACCTGATCAAGAAGCAGAGCTGATTGACAGATTCGCGGCGCGGTATGGCTGGACGGTTCCGGAGATCCTTGACCTGGACATCGTGACGATGGCTGACCTGTGGGCTGTGATTCAGAACGAGAAGAACCGGCAGCAGGCATGGGATCTCTACCTGAAGCAGTTCCACTATATGGTCGGCGGCCGAATGAAATATGAGAATTTCTCCGCCTACTTTGAGCGTGTTACAGGGAAAAACATCGACACGCGACCGGATGCCGAGATCCTGGCTGAAGTTGAGGCAATACGACAAGAAATGAAGAAAGGTGGTGAGTGAAATAGATCTGTTCAAATTAGTCGGCAGCGTTTTCGTGAACACGGACGAAGCCAACAACTCACTGCAAAAGACAGATGAAAAAGCCAAAAAGACCGGCACCACCTTCGGTGAAGTAGCTGGGAAAGCCGCAAAGGTCGGGACCGCTATCGTCGGGGCGTCGGCTGCGGCGGTCGGTGGAGTGGTTAAGTTAGCGACGAGCTCGGCTGCAACGGCAGATACCATTGACAAAGGCTCGAAGCGGATGAAGGTCAGCACAGACTATTATCAGCAACTTGGATATGCCGCCGGACAGAGTGGTGTAGAAATGGGAACACTCGAAAAGGCTGCGAAGAAGTTGGAAGGCACTGACATCAACCTCGAAGACGCCATGAGCCAGATCATGAGCCTCGGAACGGCTTCGGAACGGTCCCAGGCAGCGGCAGAACTCTTCGGCGAATCCGTGGCCTATCAGATGACTCCGATGCTCGAAATGACCGGGCAGGAATTTTCGGATCTGACACAGAGGGCCAACGACCTCGGCATCGTGATGTCAGAAGACGCAGTCAATGCCGGTGTGACTCTCGGGGACACGATGTCCGACGTCCAGCAGAGCTTCGGAGCGGTTGCGACAAACCTCGGTTCTTCATTGATGCCGGTGGTTCAGCAGTTTGCGGACATTCTTCTGGAGTTCATGCCGTTCATCCAGGAAGCATTCGCAAATTTTTCGCCTCTGCTCCAGGATCTGTTCGACAAGCTGATGCCTCCGCTGATGGAGCTGCTGGATTCGATTTTCCCGGTCCTGATGGACATCCTGAACACACTGATGCCGATCATCATTGATCTGGCCAGCGAGCTCCTACCTGCGATTGTCGAGATAATTCAGGCAATTTTGCCGATTATACCTCCGATCCTTGAAATCATTCAGGAAATCGCTCCGTATCTAATCCAGTTTGTCCAGATGATTCTTCCGATCATCGTCAAGCTGTTCCAGAAAATCATGCCATTTTTGGTCAAGATCTGCGAGGCCATCCTGCCCATCATCGCGGAGATCCTCCCGATCATCATGGAGATCCTCGAGGCCATCATGCCGATCCTGGACCTGCTCCTGGATGTCCTTGGATTCTTCCTGGACATTTTCGGAGACTTGATCAAGAACGTCCTGCCTCCGATCATTAAGCTGCTGAAGGACATCCTGACACCGATCCTGAAGGTCATCATCACGGTCATCCAGGCCGTCGGGAATGCGTTCCGGGCCGTTTTTGAGGGCATAAAGAACATTTGGCAGAACGCACCGGCTTTCTTCCAGAACATCTGGAACGGCATCCGGAATGCGTTCGCAGCCGTCGGACAGTTTTTCTCGAATGTCTTCACCGGAGCATGGAACGGAATCAAAAATGCGTTCTCTGCGGTCGGCTCGTTCTTCACCGGGATCTGGGACAAGATCAAAGGGGCGTTCTCAGCTGTCGGATCGTGGTTCCGCGACATCTTCACAAATGCGGTCGAGGCGATCAAGAGGCCGTTCCAGGCGATTGGAGAATTCTTCCGCAACATCTTCAGCGCGATCGGGAACATCGTCAAGGCTCCGATTAACTTCGTGATCCGTGGCCTCAATGCGCTGATTGGCGGCTTGAACCGGATTAGCTTCAGCCTTCCGGACTGGATTCCGGTCATCGGAGGCCGGTCATTCGGATTTAATATCGGTTACATCCCAGAGCTGGCAAAGGGCGGCGAAGTCGAAGGCACTGCAATCGTCGGTGATGATGGCCCTGAGCTGATCCAGACCACTGGAGCAAGGGTCACTCCGCTGAACGATAACAACAACGCATTCGTGGAGCTGAACGATAAGCTCGACACAATGATCGAGCTGATGAAAGACCTGCTGAAACGTCAGATCTACCTTGACGGCAAGGCGCTGGTCGGTGGACTGGTGGAGCCGATGGATCGGGCGCTCGGACGGCTTGCGGCTGCTAATGGGAGGTACGCATGATCTATCTGAACGGAAAAACGGAAAAGAACTACAATGCGGACTATATCCACTGGGAATGCACGGCTCCGGAGCCGAAGCGCGAGGTTGTAGAGGTTCCGCTGCGTGATGGGTACATCGATCTGACAGCAATGCTTGCAGATGAGGTCTTCTATAAGGCGAGGACCATAACGATTGGATTAGAGCTCCGTAGCCTCCGAGGCGAATGGCCTGTCTACTGGTCGCAGATCCTCAGAGACCTGCACGGCAAAGAGGTGGAAGTCTCTCGGTCAGAAGATCCGAGCTGGTTCTGGATCGGCTCGGCAACGGTCGGACCGCTGGAAGATCATGGAGCAACGGCCGGAGTGACCATCACGGTCACGGCCCAGCCGTACAAGCGGACAAGGGCGTTCGACGGAGAGATGAGCTTGACATTGTCCGGAGATCGAACCGTCACGATTCCGGTCCACCATATGAGAGGCTTTCCGGAATTTGAATGCTCCGCCATCGGGATGACGGTTGCAAAGGACGGAGAGACATGGAGCCTTCCGAGCGGAAAGTCAGAGGCTTTCGGGATGGTTCTGGAAAACGGCAACAACACACTGACGGTGCATGGAGCCGGAACGATGATCATTAGATGGAGAGGAGGAACCTTATGAGCTATCGAATCACAATGGATGGGCAGGCATTCTGCTCGTCTGAATTTGAACATACGGCTCTTCTCGATCCGGTGGTCTCGTTAGAGGTCAACAAGGCCGGGAATCTGAAATTCACGATGCTTCCGGACCATCCGATGTATGACCAGATCGCGCTCCGGCAGAGCATGTTTGATGTCTATCAAAACAACGAGCTGATCTTCGAGGGCATCGCGGTGACGGAGGAAGTGGACTTTTTCAAGCGGAAAACCGTCACCTGCGAGGGTGAGCTGACCTTCCTGAACGATACGATACAGCGCCAGGCGAAATACACAAACATGACTGCAGCAAGCCTTCTCGCGGCTTATCTGTCGGTTCACAATTCACAGGCAGCAGAAGACCGGAAATTCTCACTCGGCTCCGTGACCGTTGACGGCGGCAATGGAATCCTGCGCTACACGAATTACCAAAGCACCATGAAGGAGATCGGGGAAGACCTGGTCGATAATTATGGCGGATTCCTCCGGGTCCGGCATCAGAACGGAAACAGATACCTGGATTATCTCGCGGAGGCTCCGCGGACGAGCTCGCAGGTCATCCGGATCGGGAAGAACCTGATTGATCTGTCTTCGAACCTGTCGAGCCTCGACATCGTCACGGTCCTGATCCCCCTGGGAGCAAAGGTCGATGGCGAAGCGGACGTGGAAGGCCTCGAAAAGCGGCTGGACATCAAGTCCGTGAATAATAACAAGGACTATCTGATAGGAACTGCTGCAAACTGGTACGGATACGTCTGGGGGACTCAGACCTGGGACGGCGTGACCACCGCGTCGGCACTGAAGACAAAAGGTCAGGAATATCTCGACGAGATTCAGTGGTCGAACCTGGTCATCTCTGCCTCTGCGTTTGATCTCGGCCTTATGGACGAGGATGTGGAGCAGTTCCGGCTCCTGGACATGATCAGGGTTGTCTCGGAGCCTCATGGCATCGACCGGCTGTTCCTGTTGTCGAAACTGGACATCAACCTCGACCATCCGGCGGACACGCAGATCACACTCGGCAAGGATTCTAGGCTGTCTCTTTCTGCCAGATCAGTGAAGAACACGACGGAGATCCAGAGTGTTGAGACGAGAATCCTTCCGAGCGCATCAGAGAATGCCAAGCAGATCCTCGACAGCTCCACGGATGGAAACATCTACTTCAAGTTTGATGACCAGACCGGCAAGCTCTATGAGATCGACATCATGGACACGAACGATCCGGAGACGGCCCAGCGGATCTGGCGGTGGAACATCGGCGGATGGGGATATTCTTCGGACGGTGGACAATCTTACACGGTTGCCGCCACGATGGACGGTGCGATCCTTGCAACAATGATCACCACCGGCATCCTGAAGTCGGATGATGGGACCACGTTTTATCTGGATCTCGACAATGGCGTCCTGAAAGGTAACTTTTCAGAATTGAAGATTTCTGGTGATTCTGGAGCCACTCAGAGATATGCAGATACTGCGGCAAGTGATGCGGCAAGTGATGCAGTTGATGATTATGACGAGAGCTTGAATCAGTCCGTTATCTTTAACAAGCTGACAAACAATGGTCAGGCGCAGGGCATTTATCTTCAAAACAACAAAGTTTA